TTCAAAAAAAGTATTACCATTTAAAGATGGGTTAACAAAACTTTTTATTCTATTTGCACCACCATAAGAATCAAAATATTTATCTCTTGTGTTAAATTCATTTAATTTTTGAGGAAAAGTTGCGGTTATAGGAAACGCCCAACTTCTTGGGTCTTTACCACTATTATCCCAAGCCGCAAATAGAAATGGTTGTGGTGCATGATACAACGCAAATTCAGGATTATATATTGTTGTTTTATTAACGTCATTAGGTTCTGTAGATGATGATAATATATCATAACCAGAAAAAAGTCTATTGTAGTCGGCAATCCCTCTTGCAGCAACCTGAGCAGTAATATCTTGTTTCATTGCCGAAGTAGTTAACGATGGTAAATCACAATTTATGCATGCGGCGGTTGCACCAGGAAGACAATCTCCCGCCGAAAACGGACCATCATTTGAGTCTTCTTGATCCTCAATAGGATTGTTTTGGGCATTAGGATGTTGAACATCATACGCACTTGGCATATTAACCGGAGCTAAAAATCCTTTATTTTGAGCAAGTTGTTGTTGGTTAGTATTTGATTGTGCTGAGGTAATTGCGTCATTAACTGTATTTTGATCAATATCATCCTCTAAAGTTGCTGGACCGCAATCACAATCACAACTTGTACATTCAGGATAAGACATCATAGGTAAACCTATTCTTGGGAAATTTTTTATCTTAAGAAGGTATTTTACTGTAAAAGCAATAAATGCTATTGATAAACCTATTCTAAATAAAAACGATACAAACTTTGCCACAATTCTTAAAATCAAACCTATATTAACTATAGGTCCACCTGGAACTGAAAACGCAAAATTCTCTAATGTTGAGTTAATCCAATCAATCATTTCCGATATTGCATCATAAAGGAAATATATTCCCAAAACGATTAATATGTACTTTAATACGGGCCACATCCATGCTATAAAGTGAGCAACAAATAATAATACTATTAATGGATATGCCAAAATACTCATAAAGACATTAAAAATAAAAAATATGGCGTCAAAATTTTTAATAATGTCGTTAGATGGAAATGTATTTACCGTTGATTTACAACTTCTGTTATCAATTTCTTTAATCCCTAAATGTTTTGCTCTTCCAACCCCATTTTTGTATCTATCAAGGAACATTGCCGTAGTATAAACTTTATTATAGTTCATTTCATAGAATGTATCCTCACAATTGATTGCGGATATAGGATCAACGTAATCATCCCAATCTAAACTAAAACTATATGATCTTAATAAATCAAAATAACCTTGTGGAAAGAATGTGAAGTCAAATTGTTGTGGTTGTGTATTATCAACAGGATTTGAATCTATTGATATTAGATCACCAACATTAACAGGTATAACCATAGTATCTCCATAATATGGTAGTCCGTTAACATAAACGGTAAAAGTATCGGAATTAGTCTTCCCATTAAATAGTAACCCACCTTCAGTAAATGGAGGTAAGGGATCACTTGTAATATTACCAGCAGTTGTATTAAATATTGTCGAAACTGCGGAGGTTGGATCAAACGGGTCTGTACCACTCGTATTCCAACCATGTTCTTTAATATTTGGAACTAAAAAATTTGCCCTTTGAAAATCATTTTGTATCCCACCTTCATTATTCCATTTAAATTTAAATCTATATTTTCCCTTTGTTGGGATACCTTTTGTTGGGTCATTTGAAATTACTTGTTCTCCAAATTCATTTGTAATAATGTAATCCAAATTCATTGGTACATTTGCTAAAAATGATCCGTCACCATCTATAATTTTTCCATCTTGCTCAAATTTATATTGTTCAAGAATTGGTAAATTATTTTTATCAGGATATATTGTTTGTCTTATAGATAATATTTGTCCAGGTCCTGCAATTAATTCACATAAATTTCCTGTATTATTTTTTGGTTTACAATTTGTTTTAAGTGAATCTTCATTAGTTGTAGAAATAAGAGACCCAATAAAAATAGCGGTAGGATTAATTGTTACGTTTGCTTCATTAGTTAAATCAAAATCAACTCTTGTAATACCTATTTGACAAATGTCTTCTTGACCCCAAAGAGGTGATATATCAACGTTTTTATTTACTGTTTTTATCTGTGGTAATTCACTTAAATTTGATGAGGATTTAAATGTTGATCCATTAACTTGTGTTTGAGTTGCTTGACCCGCATTAATTAAATCTTGTGGTGTTAATGAAAAACATCCAATATCCGATAAATCAACATCCATAAAAACGGTTTGAGCCCCAATTGGGACTCCAAAAATCATATAATCACCACTATCATTTGTTTTTACGGTATATTTGTAATATTTGTCATAAACCTCAATATATGTTTGATCTATTAAAACTTCTTCCCTATTTGGAAATGTCCCTGTTGCGGCATGAACACTATATGATGGGTCATGAGGTAATAAATTGTATCTATACCCTAACTCATTATTATCTGATAATGTTTTATATGGGTATAATTCAGATATTATGGGATTTAATTCATCTTCAGGATCAAGAGGTATGAATATAGAAACTTTAGCGTTTGGTAACCCAAAACCACCATTTACAAGAACTCTACCAACTACAACCCCATAGTCAGAACACACCTTTGTATAAAGATCTGATTGATTTATTTTTAAAGATAGGATCTCTAAAAAATCAAAATCTTGGTCTAATTTTACATTGATGTATTTGTCAACCCCTACTTGAGTCCTTATTCTATATGATTTTGGCATTAAAGTCTTTTTTGATAAATAGTTTATTTCCTATTTTCAAAAAATAGTTCTAATTAAAAAAAAATAAATTATTAGGAAAAATTAACCGTACTTAAATTGATGACCCTAACATTGATGTCTTTGTTAGGAAATCTAATTTGATATATTTGAGTAGGTTCAGCAAAAATTGTATCTGCAATTAATTGAATTTGTTTAGTTGCCGGATCTGAATATTTTTGAGATGTTTGATTTGACGAGTATTGCCCCCCAACTTTATTAAAAAATTCCATATCAGAAATACTTATTATTCCATTTTCCGCTTGGATTAATCTTCTTAATTCAGATACCACAACATTTTGACCTAATTGTCTTGTTGTAGGACTAAAGTATGTTGTGATAATATCAATGATTTTAGATACAACCGCACCTTGATTTTGACTAGCGTCTAACACAACATCAACATTAACCGCCAAATCAATTGGGTTTGCACTTTCTATTGAAATGTAATCATTAATCATCCTATAATTTGATAGGTAGTTTGCAACATTAGTTTTTAATGTATTAGAAACCGTATCAGTTAAATTACCACTTGTGTCGTAAGATAACATTTTTATCTTTATCATATTATTCTCTTCAGTAATTGCAACTTTTGCTGGTGCTCCGAACTGAGATGGCATTGTTCTAATAATTGATTCGTAATCATTTATTGTAACCGCTCTGTTTTGTGCTGAGAAGTTATATGATACCATATTTCTTACTTCTTCAAGTGTTGGTGCGTTTGCCCCTCCAATCGCCGCAGTAACGTTATTACATTTCAATGTATTAATAACAGATCTGTTAATACTTTCCGATGGACCATTAACAAAGAATGAAACAGTACCAATTTGATTGATTACATTAACACCTAAATTAGTTGCTTGTCCACCACCAACTCTATATTGTATAAACAATGTTGAGTTTGACTTAAGAGCCGCACCTAAAGCTAAATTGTTAGAATATTTATTTAAATCAAATCCTTTACCTGATCTTGCAAAATCTCTAAGTTGTTCTTCAGCAGAAACATTACCACCACCAAATGTCATTTTTAAATAACCTTCAGGTGTATACTCAGATGTAAATTTAGTGTTAGTTAAAATATATTTACCAACCTTAGTGCCAGGTTGATCAGAAACTTTAGTTGGATCTTCAATGAATACTCTGTCTTCAGCAAGTGCCTTAACTTCATACCATCTATCGCTTAACCCTAAAAAGTCCTGTGGATTTGGAATTGTATTAAATTGAGTCCCATCTTTTAAAAGGACACTTGTTATACCTAAAACATTTTTTTCAGGTAAGAATAATTCAAAGAATGGTTTTACATCGTTTGGTGTAATAACTCGTTTGAATACTTTTGTAAACCCGTTTACAACAACTTCCCTTTTTACAATGTTGTAATTTAATATTTTACCATTAGCATCAAAGTTAGGTATCTTTAATCTATTTAATGTTCCTTCAGAATTTATTGCCGAGGCAAAATCAATATCGTAAACGGTTTCAAATGGTTGACCAGCACCACTTACTTGGGATCCTCTCCTTAGAATACCACAATATCTTAAATCTTCTCTATCACCAAATGCGGGAACCGTTATTGAGAAATCTACTAATGCCACCGAAGGTCTTTGACCCGGAATTTTTAACCCGTAAGTCTTAGCGATATTATATACTGAAGATTTTTGTTGTGCAAATTGTAATACCGTTTCTTGAATACTTCTATCAATATTAAATTGTAGGTTATCTGTAACGGCAGCATTTAAATCTAACATTACTGAGAAAACACCAGCGTCGTTAAAGTTCTGTACTAAATCAGGATAATAAGTACGGGTAAAGTTAATTAACTCAGTTCTTATTCCTTGGAAATCTCTAGTTGTGTATGATATTTTTTTCTCAGCCATATACTATTAAATATTGATAATAACAAAATCACTACTTTCAAAAGCTTGATTTGTGACTTTATAATCTATTTTAATTTTTGCGGTATGTTCTTTGTCGCTTATACCTTGTACTTTAAATTCTCTTTCTCCATCAGGATTAATAAAAGTACCCTTATTTTCCTCACCTAAAGAAGCGTCGGTTATTGAGATATTTGTTATCTGTACACCAGGCATATATCTTTCAACAGAATCCCTAATTTCACCTTCAATTTCACTAAATGTAGGTCCATCAAGAGGTTCAAAAATATATTCATACAATCTTGTTCCAAAATCAGGAAGATAATATCTATACCCTTTTCTAGTTAACAATAAATGAATTAAATTACTTCTTACTTCTTCTTCAGTTGTATCAGAAATATCTAAATATTTACCAACGTAAGATTCTCTAAAAGGAAAATTTATCCCGTATGTTATTCCATTTGCCATATCTTATAAATATAGTATCTATGTGTTTTGAATAAATACATATAAAATAAAAAATCACGACCTAAGTCGTGATTCCTTTAACGTTTTACTCCCTTTTTCCCAATTGGGTTCATATGGACAATGTAAACATTTGCTTCCGCAACAACTACCCCTACGTTTATGATAGTCTTCGGTCATAACAATCCTACCTTGATTATTATAGTAGAAATCGTTTGGTTGTAATTTTGGACCAAATTCTCTAACATACAACTGTTGTACCCAATCTTTAGATGCTCCTATGTTCATTTTATTTAAGAAATTTCACATCCATTAGCCCCACACGCAACTTCACCTCTTAAGTCTGTATTGTCCTGTAATTCAATTACTTTTGTAAGATCCACATCTTCCAATGCACTTAACAATTTGTTAAAATCTTCTTCAGTACAATCCTCAAATGGTGCTTGAGTGTAAGTTCCTCCGTTATATGGTAACACTGATAAACCATTATAGAATTTTCTATTGTTCCACATCCAATCACCTACCAAGTCCCACTCGTCTTCTTTAATCGAAACCGTTGCAGATACGTTATGTGTGTTTTGACCCGTTCTGTGTCCATTTCTAACCCACTCTTGTGATACTTTCTTAACACGTTCCAACATTTGAAATACGGATTCGTGTCTAAGGATTGATCCTAATGGTGATTTTTGTGGAATTGAGATAACTGCCGTATCGTGAGGACGGAAGAACTCATCTTCTACTAACTCAGGATGGTTAATTGCCAAATAAGAATAGATTGCTTCGTTTTTACCAACACGAATTCTTCTTAAATAAAAGTCATTGTGCCATGCGTGGATACCTGAAGAAGTTCCCAAAACCAATGATGATGTTCCTGATGGTTTAACGGTTGTTGACCTTGCCGATTTGTTAATACCTATAAGTTTTGCAACTCTTTCGTTTTCAAGTTTAACCATTTCAGCAGCTGATTTCATATCATAACCTAAAACAACACCTGAACCAATTCCTGTCATTCCAACACCAATAAGTGCGTCTTTCTCAGTTGTTCTTTTCCATACATCTCTTAAGTAATGGAAGTCAGTGTATCCCGCTTGTAATGTTCCGATGAACGCTGCCCCTTTAACTCTTTCCTCAAAATCTTCTTGTGATTCAATGTCAGACGCATTTACTTCACATAAGTTACAGAATTGATTAGGTCTAAGTGCAATCTCACAACATGGATTGGTTCCCCAATCTTTGTCGTTTGACAAGTAGATACCAGGTTCACCTGCTCCTGATAACTCAATTCTTTTCCAAAGATCCATGAAAAATTCTTTAGTGATTTTGTGACGAAGAAGTACTGCCGAGTTGTTAGCTCTACCTCTTTGTGCGTTTTGTTCCCACCAATTTCCTGACTTACAAGAAATCATTTCCTCATCGTCAGCGGAGAATAATGAAATTAATGCCGCTCTTCTGATTCCACCTGCTAATACCGCGTCTGCAATATGACATACAATATCGTGAGTTTCAATAGCTGATAATTTTTCACCATCTTTTTTGTTTTCAAACACTTTTGTAATATTATGAACACAATCTTTAAGTGGTTGAGGTCCAGGGGCTTTACCTCCTGAAGTTACCAATAATGCTCCTTTATGTCGGATATCGGAGAAATCAAATATAGGTGTTGATGATTTAACACCCAAATAGGATTCAACTAATACTTTAATTGCGTCTGCCCATCCCTCAATACTATCACCAATAAGGTAACGTCTTGTTCTTGTTGGGTTTGGTTTTTTAATCTCAGGTAATTTATCAACGTGGTGTTTTTGTACTGAAAATCCAACACCTGTTCCACCTAACAGTAAGAACATAGTCTCAGAGAACGCATCTGGATGGTCAATCGGCATGTAAGCACAATTGTAAACTCTGTTTGGTGAAATTTCAATAGGTTTCCCACCAAATTGCAATGATCTCATTGATGGAAGAATTTTTTTACCATATACCATTTTATATACGTTTTCAATTTCTTCTTTAATTTGGGGGTATCTCTTTTGGTGCATCTCCTTATTTCTTGTTACCAATTCTTCCCATGTTTCCCTTCTATTTAATTCGGGAATAAATTTAGCATATTTCATATACACTGTAATATCACTTAAAATTTTTTGTGAAATATCCATTTTTTAATTAATTATTTGTTTGTTTGTTTATTTAATTTTTTTGTTCTCTTTGTTGTCTTTTTTCTAACAACTCTTTAACTCTTAATCTTTGTCTTTCTTCTTTTTGTTCTTCCAAACCTAAGAAAGTCATAGAACTCTCGGTATCAATGTCTAACATTGCATTATCAAATTTACAATTCTCAAATACAACTCCGTCATCACCAACCCTTGATTTTGTAATTGCTATTGTTGCTAATTTCATTTCTTTCTGTTGAAGTGTTTTTGCAACCGTAATAATAACGTGACCAACTTGTGCCTTTTTAATTGATCCACCCATTTGATCAGTTGTTACAACCTCAGAAGAAATAGAACTTCTATTACCTTGTGTTGCAGTCCATCCAACTAAATCCATTTCGTGACACATTGCTTCAAATGCTCTCATTACAGACCCCTCACTCTTCCATTCATCACCTAAATTCTTATCAGGAACAACACAGTCAATGTAATCAAGTAATACCATATCAATCTTATTACCATCAGCAACCATCTTTCTGATTTGATTCTTAATTTGTGACATAGTTACCGTATCAGATGGTAACTTAGTCATAATTAACTTATTTGACATAGATTCCTCAATATCTTTAACCTTTTTGATAACTTCGTCTCTTTTTTCTGATAATTCATCAGGATGAATCTTAGTCCAAAGTGTGTAGTGTTTTCTTTGAATTACCTTTGGATTATCTTCAAAAAAGATTTGAAGTACGTTGTTTCCTAAGTTAAATGCGTGGTTTGCAATTTTAGTTAAAACGGTAGATTTACCCACACCTGTTGGTGCTAATATAACCCCAATCTCACCTTTAGCTAAACCACCTTTCAATAGTCTATCAATTCCAGGTATTCCCATTGGAATTGGGTGTCTGTAGTCTTCATCAAGGACCTGATCAATATTGGAGAAGACATCCATTGAACTTGTGTCTTTAGCTCCTACTTGTAAAGCTCCTCTAACCATTTCCTCAAGGGCATCATAGTTCTCAAATTCACCACCATCAATGATTTTTTGAGCTTTGGTCATAACCTTTTGAAGTTCCTGTTGTTTACAGAACTTTAACGCCTTTTCCTGTACAAAAGCTACACCATCAATAGGTGCATCCTTAATTTTTTTAATTGTATCCAATACTATCTTGGATGCAATCTCTTGTTGTAATTCAGATTTAGTAATCTGTTCTAGTGTCTCAAATGATGGTGTGTGATCATATTTTGTATAATACTCTCTGATCATTTGGGTAATTATTTTAAAGTATTTATTTTCAAAATAATTGTTTTCAATCACATCAATAATTGAATGTGAAAAATCTTTATCTAAAATAATTTGATTAAGTAATTGTAATTGGAATGTGTTTCCTAGATACTCAAAATTTTTGTTTGTCGCCATAATTCTCCTTCTGTCAGTAAAGATAAATACTATTAGTTTTGGATAAATTCAGGGTAAAAATAATTAAAATTTTTGCCTGAAAAAATGTCAGTCAGGTCGTTTAGTATACCTTTTAGCTTTGGTCGTAGGTCTACGGTATATCTTACCTTTGGGGGGTACACTTTAGCGTCAAACCTTCTCTGACAAATTGTCAGGTCTCCAACCTTAATATAAAGGTTAAAATTTTCATCACCGTCAGTAATTGACGTATTTAAAATCTCTGGGTTCTCAGAAATTTCATATTTGTTGTCTAACATATAGACCACTGATCTCATTTTTAAATCATATTGTAATTTACGACATACCATACTCATATGATCATAAAAGTCCTCAGATTTGTGAGCAGTTTTGTTAAACCCTTTAACATTAAAAAAACGTTGTACTACAATGTTATCATTACACATTAATAGGAATTCAACTTTTGTTACATCTTGATCTCTCATCTTTTTTTTTGTTTTTACTTTTTGTTTCTAAATTTTGTTTTTTCTTTTCTTGATAATTTTAAAAATGGTTTTAAAAAATTAACCCAAGAGTCATCACCTTTTGGTAGGTATTTGAAGAATCCGTCGTCCATCATCATTCTAATTAGGTTTCTATGTCCTCTCCCATCGGGATCCATCGATTCAGAGTAATATTCCCTAACCATTTCTTTACCCTTTTCATCAATTAAAGGTTCTGACAGATCTACAAGTTTTTTATTGATTTTAAAAAAATCATCACCCATAATACCTTCTTTGGTTTTTCCACTGAGTAGATTTCCTAAAACAACATTTGTTTTTTGTTCTTTTAACAATAACTCACCCTTTGTTAAAATATCGGTTAAAGATGTCTTCAAATCAAGTATTTCAGGGAAAAATTTAATTAAAGTTTTCTCACCCATTAAACTTATTCCGTCAATATTATCCGAAGTATCACCAGCAAGGATCTTAAATGTCATAACATTATAATGAGGAATAGAACAATCTTTAAATTTAATGTTGTCCCCAAATCTATAATACGACTTTAAGTTTGGTGAATAGATTAATACCTTTTCTGAAATTAATTGAGTTAAGTCTTTATCGCTTGAGAATATCGTTTTCTCTTCATCTAAAGAGATTTGACAATAGTAGGCAATAAGATCATCCGCTTCCGAATTTTCAACCTCTAATTGCCTTATAAACATATCTTCAAGATATTGTTTAACCCTTGTTTTTTGTTTGTTAAATGAATCTGTCTTCTCCTCATCATTAGGAGAAGACTTACGATTCATCTTATATTTTGGATATATTAATTTTCTTTGTGATGAGTTTGTATCACTATCCCAAAAGACCATAACTTTATTAAAATTGGTTTCTTCTAAAAATTTACGAATTGTGTTAAGAAAATGCCAAGTCCCACCAATGTGTTCCCCATTATTATAAAAATCCTTAACTCCGTGAAATCCTATTTTTAATAAATTGTTACCATCAACAATTAATGTTTTGACCATTTAAATTTTTTAAGTCGTTTGAAATACTTTTTACTCGTCAGAGTCATCATCAGATTCATCCAAAGAATAATCTGAATACCCTAATTTTGTTTCCCAATAATCAGAATATTCTTTCTTATAGTTATCCAAAGATTCTTTTGTGTCTGTAATATAACCTTGTGGTACTGCGATGATCTTACCATCTTTATACCCAAGACCATTAACGTGATTCTTTAATATAGAAATTTTTGTTCTAATTGCAAATGATACTTTTCTACCATTCTTAGTCGCATCAATATGACTAATACCTGCCTTTTTCTGATTACCAAATAAGAACACTAATGATGATGCCAACCATACCGCCTCACCACCTTTAGCCTTAATTTCAGGTTGTCCAAATGGATTATCAGGTAGTAACACCCAAGGCTGATTTAAGATCACTAAAGTATTGTAATATGGGTAGTCTTCTTTTTTAGATTTTGATATTCTTGAATGAATTCCCATACCAATTTTATCCGCCAATACTTTTGCGTTGTGCATTCCACCACCTTTACCGTCAAAAGTCATCTGACAAGGTATACTTCCAATACTGTCCCACAAAAATAATAAACTATAAGGAATCTCTCCCTTTTCTTGAGCGTCAAGAATATTATTAATAAATTCAGTTGCTTGTTCAATTACATCAAACGAATCATTAAATATAAACATACCGTCATACTCACCAAGTTCATTTTTTTCAGCCTGTAACCCTAATTCAATAGCGTGTTCCCAAGACCACTTTTTCTCAGTAATAATAAGAATAGGTAAGTGTCCTTTTTTCTGAGCATCTGCTGCCGCAAGGATCATTGCCGTTGTTTTTGAAGTATTTGAATGACCTAAAAACATATTTATACCACCCATAATAGGTCCCGGTAATCCAGATGACCCCAAAAAAGCCTCCCCAAGATTATAAAAACTTTCTGGTTTGTATTTTGTTTTTGTTGAGTACTTATCTTTGATTGACTCTAAAGATATTTCTCTTTTTCTTATTGCCATGTTATTCTGTAATTACTGAATTATATTTACGAATTTTTTCCAATGACTCAAGTTTATCTTGTGCATTAGCGAATTTTTCAACCAATTTATCCATTTCTTCAAGATGTTGTGGATGTTCACCAATACCAACAGGCGAAGTTAAATAAACTAATAATGTTGCTTCCGCTTCTGCCATTTCACTACGATATTTTAAGGACAATGCCTCATACATTTTTTCTGCTATTTTGCTCATTTTTTTTGATTTTAAAAAATATGGACACTCAGTATTTCCAAGTGTCCATGTTAAAGTTTAATTAGAATGGTAAATCTTCGTCAACTTCTTGATTAGACTGAGGATCAGCCTTTTTAACTTCAGACTTTACACTTCCACCCATAGAAATCTCTTCTTCTTGATTATTTGAGTAGATGTATTTTCCTGCGTCAGTGTCCCAACGTGGAGTTTCACCTCTTGCAATTGATTCAAGATATTCAACAGGTTTCTTAGAGTATACGTCCTCCCAAGTCAACTCATTGTTGATCCATGTTGATGCTTGTTCAGCGTCTTCATGTGTTGGTGTTGGATCGTCATACATAACGGTTTGGATAACCGTATATGTTGCACCTTTTGGTGTCTTTGCCTTTGTAAGTTCAAGGATTAAGTCACGTCCATTATCAGAGTCAGTAACATCACCTTTTGCTTTCCAAATCGGAATAATTTTGTCAAGGATTCCTTCTTGTTTGTAATTGTGTTTAAATCTCCAAAATTTAACACCATCTTCTTCGTGATCACGGTCAATTACTTTAACAATATAAAACTTACGTGCTTTGTATTGTATAGCTAATTGTTTGTCGGATTCACGACCTGTTGACATTAACTCGTCATATACCTCATTCAAAGGTGAACGTTCGTTGTCATTTTTTCCTGGATCATAGAACTTCTGCCATTTACCATCAACATTGATTTCGTGAAACCAAACTTCCTTAAAAGGAGATGATCCATCAGTTGTAGGTAAAATACGGATTGTTCGTTGACCTTGTTTTTCGCTATCTTTAAGGATTGCCGCGAAATACTTTTTCATTCTTTCTTCTTGTGTGAATTTTGAAGTGGAAGAAGAACCACTTTGTTTTGAACTCTCATACTGAGCCAAAACTGCATCTAAAACATTGTTTGTCGCCATTTTGTATATAT